TTATCGTTGTGAAATAATGATTTTTAAACCTTCAAAATCCCCGCTAGTCATTCTACCTTGATCAAATTTGTCAAGCCATGACTTGTCTATTTTCTTTTTATCAACTGATTGTTTAATGTAATCACGTACTGCAGCTTTAGTTGTTTCATTCGTAAATTGCATTTTATCATCATCCTTTTCTGTTTGTTTTTGTGATTCTTTTGGTTTCATAGCTTCCTCTATGCGTTTCAAAAAGCTATTCCAACGATCTTCTGCCAATATTCGGTGAGGACAGTATTTACCGTTCCAGTCCTGATGTTTCTTCACTCTCTCAATGCCCCAGCCATATTGTTTCAATAATTTTGCAATGTACTGAACTGCATTTTCTTCAGCCACTCCATAACGAACACCACCACTTTTGCTGTAACAAATCTCTACTCCAATAGAAATACGGTTGCCTTTTTTGTGTGCATTTGGGTCTGCGCTACCTCCTCCATCACCACAATGCCAAGCACTTCGGTTGAAAGGAATAGCTTGAATGACTTCTTTATCATCTACCGCAACATGATAAGATACTTGATTATTGTTATTAATCATGTAAGCAATTTCGTTAGCAGCTGGAGCATCATTGGCTGTGTTGTGAACAGTAATATATTGAGGCACCATGGTGTATGGCGCCTTGATTGAATATTTGCTTGCAGGTAGAAAATTTTGTTTGAACGTATAAGCCATTACTGTTCACCTTCTTTTTTAGCTGCCTTTAACAAATCAAATGTGCCTGACGCTGTTAGTCCTGCTATAAAGCCAGAAATCAACATAACGTACAGTGGAAATTCAGCTAAAGGCCATAATACCAAACCAATAAAAATACCAATCACTACAGACGTGATCGGCATGTATTGAGTATTAAGATTAAACGTCTTTTTAAATACCTCTGCAACTGCTAAGACAATTGCTACCATCATCATTGCAATCATAAAAATATTTGTTAAATCCATTTTACGCACTCTCCTTGTTATAAGTATGTTTTTCGATACGGTCGACTCGCCCCTCTAATGTTGAAAGACTGGAATGAATACCTTCTAATGCGTTCGCTGTCCTTTCTTGTGATTCATTAGAACGTTCTAAATGCGTCATTAATGCTTTTTCCCGCTCTTTTGATTCATCACGATGCGATTGATCTAGTTGAATTAAATAATTAAAAATGTAGCGTCCAGCAATCAATACCGCAATTATTAATATGATTGATAAGTAAATCCACGGATTTGAACTATTGGCCACTTTTTCAGCTATACCTGCCCCTGTTATTACTAAAAGCTCCACTGCCCTCACCTCTACATAAAAAATAGCACTGCTCGGCACAGTGCGTTACTTAGATTTTGACGAAAAATAAAAGGGTGCGTTAAAAAAGCACCCTTTAAATAAAGAATTCCATATTAAGATCTAATTGCATTATTGAGATAATACCCTTTTACTTCTGAAAATTATCGAAGCAATAGCCAACATAATAAGCGATGCAAACAAAACAAAAAATCTCTCTTTTAATTCTAGATCAACAACAAAATAAACAATGCTTAATGCTACCCATGATAGTGTAAATGTTAGAAAAGTATTAAAATACCTCTTTTCGGTTCCATATAAAAGTAGTTGAAGTTTATTAAGTTTAAATATTTTCTTTTCAAAAATCAACCCGTTCCAATCTTCATGAAATAGAAACCTTCCGTTTTCATCCATTAGCAAGATTCTATTTTTAGTTGATTTTCTGAACAAGTACCATTTACCTTCTGTATTTGGCAAAAAAGTAAAAAAGTAATATTTTACCCCAAATATTTTTTTGATTAATATAAGTAGCAAATTTAGTCCTAATGATATAATAAATCCAATTATAAATAAATTTACCAATAACATCATTACATGCGTAGATTCAAAATCTTTCACATGATACATTTTTTCAAGGGGTTCTTGATTTAATAATAATAAAATATAAAGTACAAAAGAAATTACTATGGATTCTAGTAATATAGTAGAAGAAAATATCTGTAATTTTTTAAAATTTGACATTAAATGATTCTCTAATGTTGTTGCGTCCCAATTATTAATGGCGTAAGTAATCACTAAAATTAACAATGAACTGACAGGTACTAAATAGTAATATTCAATATATTTATCAATCATTTCCAGCCTTCCTTTCTTACAACTACTCTTTTCGACAAAAGGAAAGGATTTCCTGCTAATTTAGACAATAAAAATAACGCTAAGCCTATGCTTGCGTTTCTGTTTCTGTAGCTGATACTGGTAAAACACTAACTATAATGTGTTTGTTAATGATTGCTCCACCGATATTTACGAAATTAATTTTCTGATCATTGAGAGTTGCTGTAAATGCTGCTACGTCAAACTCTGCATTCGTTAAGTTAATTGCTTGTCCATTGTTTAATTGTACTTGATAATTCATCATATCAATCTCCTTTAAATTTGAATTATGTTAAATCGACATACCCTTGCGTCGTGCCGTTGACTTGCACATATAACCTTTTATTCGAATACGAGATACCTATACCTGAGGAATTAGCACGAGCTAGCCCTGACACTGATGTTGTTTGTGGTACATATAAGGAACCATAAATCGTATTCTGACCATTCATTTCATTGCTAGTACCATTCAGTCTTACGTTTGATGATGATAATTCAAGGTAACTACCTGTGTACTGGATAACGGAACCTGAACCGAATACAACCGATTTAGAACCACCACCATATTTTCCTAGATATAAATTATTCCCTACCGTAGCATCAGTGCTAATGTCAATTGTGGCACCTTCTATCCTTCCGGCATAAATCGTCCCTAAGTTACCACTTATATCAGAAAGAACACTGACAGCACCAACTAAATTGATTTTTGAAGCCTGAATAGTGACTGACGTTGATGTTTGGTTAATCAACGATGCTATTGTATTACCGTTGTAATCTGTTTGAGAAACCTTACTACTGATTTGACCAGCTTGTTGAATGATGGAACTTTCAGCAGTCCCCAGTCGATTGTCTACACTCGATACACGGGTTGATATCTGCCCAACCTCAATAGATAAAGATGATACCTGCGTCTGTGTACTATCTGCCTTTCTTTCAACCCTTGTGACCTCTGCTGTTATGCTGTCAGCACGAATGTTTAATTGAGCAACCTCGTTAGTAATACGGTTGTTAACGCTTAAATTAATGTTGTCAGCTTTTATATCGATAGCAGCTATGCTTTTATCAATACGTTCCACTTCTAAGCGAATATTTGAGTCCGTTTGTGTAAAGGATGACCGATATTCCTTAATGGACTCTTTCAAAATTTCTTGTGTTTCAGTCAATTCATCAGACAATGTTTGAGGTAGTGCATTCCCGATAACTACGGCCACTGTCTTAAATTCATCAGTCTCTTCATCAATAACTTGAGTGACCTTTAGTATTCGAGTCTGCATTTCATAGCCCCAAGGCTCGTAAATTAGCCAGATACGTTCCCCAAGCTGTTTATCTAGTAACTCTATCGAATCTAATTCAATAGATATTTCTGGCTGATCTTTTAACGACTTTCGTGCTTTATCCATCAAATTCTCTGAATCTGAAAAACGTTCATCGCTCATGTCATCGGCATCACGAATACCCCATTTAGTAGCCTGCGGTGACGTGTATCGGACAACAAGGTTATCTTTTCCCTTTGCACTAATTCGAGTCCTTAAATTGTCCGTATTAACCGATTTAGACAGTTCAACGATGTTGTCACCGTATTGGTATATAAAGTCGTTATCTGGGCCAAGCATTTTGCTAAAATGAATGTTGCTGTTTGATGTGATCTCATACTCACATTCAAATGCTTCACATATTTGATTCACTAATTTAACGATATTGTCATTACCAAAAGCTTCTATATAGCCATCTTCGTCAAAATCACTTGTGAAAGTCCAGTTTGTATTCCGCAACGCAAAAGTGGCAAATTCATTTAAGGTTTTATGCCCGCCATTGGTCCCCTCTTGCCTACGCCAGATGTTGTCGAAGAAGATATGTTGAGCCTTTACAGATTTCACATTCCCCCTCGATTTTCTTTGCATTTGCTTTATACGAAACTGAAAACCTCCAGCCTCTATTATTGCTTCTTCAGTTATCAAATTGAAGGAATGAGGGTTATCATGTTCACTGGCATCCAATGTCAGTTCAAAGACACCATCAATGTTTTTCCTCGCCATTGGCTTTCCTCTACATACCAGAGCCTCTGTTAAAGTACCTTCATAGTTAGTGATTGATAGCATCGCCTCACCACCTTTCCCAAAAACAAAAAGCATACTCGAATGTTTGAGCATGCTTTATAGATAATATCTAACTTTCACAGTAGAACTTAGTTCACTCTTTGGTGCATACAAGACTTCGTCTTTGTCAGTCATTACCGCATACATAGCCTTACAACAGGAAGGATATCTAGTGTTTCCATTTTCATATCCACCTACGATATCATGTACATCTCTTGATGTGATTTCAACAAACTCTAAGCCTCTGTCTCTTGCATCTTGTTTTAAATTTATTACAACATTTTTTATTGATTCTATAGTGACTTTAGCCAAGTAAATCTCCTCCCTATTTCATTTTAAAATTCGACAAAGAGGAAATTAATCCTTTAATAAAAATACGCTACTCAATTGAGTAGCGCTTACTGAACAATATGGAACTCAGTATCTACATATCTATAAATGTAGATATATCAGTATTTATAGGCATTTTTGTATATTAGTATTTATAAATGTACAGTAAACCCACAGAAAAAAAGCATCCGATTTATGAATGCTTTTTAATAAATACCTTATACATATTTTGAAGATATTTAGTCGGCTCAGGCATAGGTGCAGCTTGCCCAGGCTTTCTTTTTTCTTCTTGTTTAGCGTATGTTTCTTGAATGCGGGACCAATCTTTTGAATATTCTTCTTTGAAAATTTCAATAAATTGTTCCTCTGAAATATCCAATCCGTGTTTTTCAAACAGGTTGCTTAACTTCTTCTCTTTTGCAGGTACAGGTTTCTGAGCCAACTAAATCCCTCTTTTCTTTCGCATTTCTTCAATCATTTGTTCTTCTTCGATAAAATTTTTCATTTGCTGATTAATCCAAGTAGAAACTTTAATCCCTTTTTTAGCAGCATACTTACAAAATTCCTCATATACTTCTGGTTCAAGTGTGATGTTGTGTCGTGACATTGCAGCCAATGTGGTCAGTCCCTTCCAAAAGTTTCTAACTACATTGTCAAACATTACTAAATATTTATCAATACACACTTATACACACTACTGAACAATATGGAACTACTATTTAGTATAAGAAATACCTTCATTTGTTAATAAATTCTCAGCTAATTGACGTAAACTTGGGTCATTATTCATTCCTAACGGGCGATCAAAATCATCACAATTTAAAGTACTTGATTCTAAAATTCGTCCATTCTTATCCTGTTGAATCACAAATGTACCTGATTGTTTGTTTGAGGATAATCGAAATTTGATAAACGTATCATTATTTATATTTTCCTTACCTATTAAAGTAACTTTGAATACACTCCCATTACTTAATATCTTTTTTCCTGTTCCTGAACTACTTTTTAATATAACCATCCAAATCTCCCCTTTTTTGTTATTTCATATATAGTACGGATTAGTTATGACATTAGTTTCAAATATTATAGAAAAAAAGATATATGAATTTTGACTCTACTATTAAACTCCTTCTGTATTTTCTAAAATATAGTCTTCCACAGCAACACGATAATCCTCATTGGTGATGTCATCAAGAACATACACTGCATTTGTTTTTGGATTTAGACCACCGTTCATGATACGCTCTGCTGCAATTCGCACAACAATTTGATTAATCATTATAAAATCCCTCCCTCATTTGCATCTGTTTTTAGTAAAAGTATATCTTCTTCTAATTGGTTTATTTTCAATTGTTCTTCTGTTGGTTCAGGAACAGGATGTGCCTCGAAAACAGGACTTAGAGTTTCTAAGTCAACTGCTTTAATAAAACTTTTAGTGTAGTCTACTGAACCGTAAGGGACGTCAATGTATGCCAAAGCTCCCCATTCACTATGAGGTAAAACATCTCCAATTGCCTCGCCTGTCTGACAGACAATTCTACCTGTAGTCGTATCGTAAACCAAACGATTATCCATAGTTGCCATGTTATGTCCTCCTTAATTATTCAAATGCATACCATTTAAACGGTTTGGAATTTGTGCCAGCAACAACTGGCATTACAATTTGAAAGTTTTCCCCAGATACAGAAGGTTGTGCATAAAAGTTTAAAGCAGAAGGATTATACGAACCGCCCGTATATGATGTTACTTTTGCAGATCCGAAATCACCACTCTTACCTTCTAAAGCGTTGCTGGAAAATAGAGTTGTATAGTACAAACCTGACGCTTCATAAACTGCGTACACTACTGACGGTTTAAATGGTAAAAGCAAGTTTAGGGAAGGTGCAGATTGTGACCCTCCTCCTCCGTAATAAGAAAAACTTAAGTTACCTGAGCTAGAGTTTGTAGTACCGCTTGCCTCTTTTTTGCCTGTCGGTATAGCATTAATATTAGCAACCATTTGAGCAAATGTAGCATCTGCTGAGGTAGTCACACCCTTACCAGTAATAGCGGTTGCTAAATTCTGTTTACTATTACCTACATGTGTAAAAATTGACTGTTGTTTAGGCGACTCATTCGGCGTAGCCTCAGGTACTTGTAATTCAAATTCAATAGAATCTAAAGCTTCAAAGGCATTTCCTTCACCCGTTAGATATTCAATTTCTAAATAAATAGCAGCATTACTTTTTCGTTTTGTTATAGGAATTAAGGGCTGTTTAGTTGTAACCTTAACAACCTGAGAACCTAACACAAACCTATCAGCAACATATGAACCTAGATACACTATTTCTGTAGGGTTAGCTAAAGATGATGTATCTCCTACCAACCTGAAAACATTTAACGAGTACTCAAATCCACCCGCATTAGCTGTTGAAATACCATTGTGTACAGCTCCCCTGATAAGTAATTGACCGTTTAAAGTCATATCTTTAAACACCAACCATAGTGATTCTGCTGTACTGTCATTTGCCCATCCATTGAATACAGGAAAACGTCTTATTGCATGATAAGGACTCAGTGATTGAGTACCTCTAGCATTTGACTTATCAATTTCAATTTCTGACCAAGTATTACCATTTTTAGTCTCCAATTTATCATTAAAGTACCTTATACCATGTGCGCCATTTTCAGAAAGTACATCTTGTTCCAAATGTTCAGTAACTTCCGTTTTATTGTCAGTGACCGTTTGCTTGATATTTGTTATTTCTTGATTAACTTCGGTTAGATCAGCGTCCTTACCTGGTAGCCCCTGTGGTCCTTCTGGTCCTTGAGGGCCTGTCTCTCCTTTAGGACCTTTAATGGTACCTACATTGGTCCAATCATTAGTAGTATCTGACCAAACATATAGGTCGCCATTAATTAAATAAGCATCCCCTGGCTCACCAATTGGAGGCAGAGAGCTTTCATCTGGCAGTGTTCCTAGTATCCTTACCCCTGTACCCTGCTCACCTTTCTCTCCCTTTTGAACAAACATCGCCCAATCAGCGTTTGATAGCACAGGTGATGAAGGTGGTCTAACGCCTTTATTGTCACGTAAAGCCATATAGCCGTTACCTTCTAATGTGACAAAGTTGTTCTTTTTATACTGGGTTTCGGTGTTCCATTCTTTTAAATTTACTAACCCTTCTACGTTTGGTAAGACTACGTTTATTGCATTTGTAGCTGTTTGAGCTGCTTGTGTCGCTTGATTTGCATTACCTGTTGCTGTATCTGCATTTTGTGTAGCTTGTACAACATCAATCTTCAACTGCGACAAGTTAGAAGCCTCTTGGTTGGCGTTATCTGCTGCCTCTTGAGCAAGTACAGCTTTTTCGTTGGCATAATTAGCTTTTTCTTCTGCAAGTAAAGCACTAGCATTCGCTAATTCTGTGGCTGCTGTAGCTAATGCTGTCGCTTCTTCCGTTGCTGTTTTAGCAGTCCTTGCATCCTGTGCTGCAGTTAACGCTTGTTGTATAGAATCGTTCAGTCTCTCTAATAATTCCCCGATATTTTCACCAGTCAGCATATCAATTTGTTGCTGTAGGTTAAAAATCTTTTCAAGCATCTCCTCTCTCAAGTTATCGGTCAAACCATTGGCTTCACCGATTAAGGCCTCTAACAGCCCGAAATTATAGTTTAAATCGTCTCGGTATCCCTTATCAAAGGAAGCACCGATTTCACGCATACGTGCCATTGTAGCCCTCCTCACTTGTAATAAAATTTGAATTTAAATGATATTAGAAATTGTGATGCCCCAGTAATTTGAATGGTGTTCCAGCCAGGATTCAATACCAAGACTTTACGGTTTGTATCTTTGAAAATACTGCTACCATTTTTAGTAAATCGAGTAGGTGTTTCAAGCTTTATAACATCATTAGTGTCACTTGAACCGTTGTATTGCCATTGCGTACCGTTTGTTGCGTTTCTAATACTTAGATTAGTACTAGCACCGCGAAACTCAATCTCAAAGAGCATGTCTCGCAAGTTAGTTTTTAGTGGCACATCACCAGCGTTGTAAACCTGAAAAGAGGTTTGGTTTTGAAATACATATTTTAATGTCAGTGGATCCACAGCAATTAACCCCTGCCCTGTTTGCCAAACATCACGGTCGAATGTACGTGCATCTAACGTCGTACCTGTTGATTCAGCATAAGGTAGTTGATATGTCTCGAACTCTACATCAACCTTCCCTAGCAACCCTCTTTGTTCTACCTCATTCATATTGGTACGAAACACTTTGTATCGTTTACCTTTAAGTACTTCGATATTGGTTGGTAGTTGAGGATTCTCACCCCATGTTTGCCCTGGCAATTCGAACTCATAAGTACTAGTCTTATAGGTCGGCCGTCCTTCGTAGATATAAAAAGGCTCCAAGTCACTAAAAATTGAAAACAATTTATCGCGTCTTAGAGCAAAATCTAATTCATCTGAAGCAATGAAAATTATAGATAAAATGATTACCCTTGTTCCGTGGTTCACTGATTCTCTTACTACTCCTGGTCGTCCATCCACATCAACACTTGATGCTTTCTGTTCGATAGGTCTTATCATTAAATCCTGTGTTATATATCCCTCTTTAACAAGGGAGAGTGTAGCCCCTGTCATATATTCGATTAATGTGTCCATTGACTACACCCCTTTACCTATCGTTGTTCTTCTCGATGAAACCCTGTTGCTTTGATTTCTATCTACGTATTCACTAATCACATCACCATCTAATTCCACAACAAAATCCAGTTTGCTAATTAATGCAGCAATCTGTCTTAATACTCCAATTTGATCTTGGCTTGATGTTAATTCGTAGCTGTTTAATAAATGTGAATCCATACCACCATTAAGAGCTGTTGACAGTCCAATTGAAGCTGCCGAAATATCAGTCTGCATTATATCCGTTAGGCCTCTAACAGTGTTTTCTAACATGCCTTTTGTGCTTGCTAGACCTTGAATAATGCCCTGTCCTGAAAATACCCCTGACTTTTCGAGGACCCTTGATGGTGATTTGATTTGTAAAGCTTTACGTATCGTTTTGTCGATCGTATTTGCTATCTCATTAGCTTGTGCTTGTAGTGCTGGCACTTGGCTAGCTAGTCCATTACGTAAGCCCTCAATAGCATTGATACCAATCTCTTTCATGCTACTAATCATCGGGTTAAATTCATTTTTTGTACCCTCACGAATTTGTTTGACTTGTTCAACCCATTCGTTTTGATATTGCTCTAGCTTAGATTTTGTTTCTGTTTGGAGCTTTTCAATTTGATCTGCCATGTCTTTACGTTGACCTGTTAACTCAAATTGAGCACGTTCTCTAGCAATCTGCGTTTTTTCTTTCCACAGTTTTTCGTACTCATTCAACTCTCCAAGACTTAGCTGATTTAATGCTGCGATTTCAGCCTGAGCACTTGGACCAATTGCTTGTAACTCTGCAATCAACCCCTTGTCTACGCCTTTCGCTGCCAGCATTTGAAGATCATTTGCCCAGTCACGCATCGCATCAACTTGACTCCGTAAATTTTCAATTAACTTTGAACCAAAAACATCTGTTTTGCGTTCAAATTCATCAAAGATACTCATAGCACTTGCAATCTCTTTAGCGCGAGCATCCTCCGCATCTTGATAAGCTTTTTGAAGTTCCTTGACACCATCTATTTCAGCTTGCTGGACATCTTTAATCTTGCTGATGTATTCCTCATTCAAGGCCATCAGTCGGTCGTGAATTGCTTGTTTTGTTTCAGCAATCTTATCTTCATAGTAGATACGTTCCTCACTACCAACTTTATAAGCTTTGACATATTTTTCGTATGCAGCCAGCTCTTGAGTCAACGACATCAAGTTGTACTTCTTACGACGTTCAACATAGTCTTTTTCTTTGTTGAATTGCTCGGTTGTTAATTCAGCCATCGACTTGTTGTACTCGATTTGAGCTTTGATACGTTCTTCTGTGCCTTCTTTGAACAAACTAGTCGCATACTGCCAGTAAGCAGCTTGTTCCTTGGTAGACCACTTTTCCAAACCTACTTGATGTTCTGCATATTCTTTTAATTTGTCGTACTGCTCTTTTGCAGACTTAGCGCGAATAGCATCAATCTTTTTGGCCTTTTCTTTTTCGATTTTCTCTAGTGCTGTTTTTTCATCATCATGCAATTTCAGGATTTGGCGTTGTTGAGCAGCTGTTAGCTTTTTCTTTTTATCATTAGCCTTTGCATTGATCTCAGCTATTTTGTTGTTAGATTTCTTGGTAGCTTCTGCTTTTTTCTTCGCATACTCTGCTTCAACTGCCTTGATTTCCTTTTCGATTTCGTTGGTTTTCGAAGCAAGGATTTTCTTCGCACTATCCATCATACTCGTTGTTGCTTGTACTGTTTGCTGGAAGTTCGGAATTGCTGCTTTGGACATAGCTTCGGCAGATTTCTTAATATAGTCCATATTATTGTAAATACCTGTTGCAACACCCGCTGGTATCCACTTTGCAACTTTGGCCATTTCCCTTGATGGTGAATGAATGCCAAGCTTTTTACGTAGCCAAGCTGGCAATAGTTCTGCAAGTTCCGCAACTTTTGCTTTTACTTTACCAAACCAGTTGTTAATTCCTTTCACTAAACCAGCTACAATGTATTCGCCAATTTTCACTAGACTAATATTTTCTAAAAATGATTTAGCCGCATTCCAACCATTAATAACAGCAGTTTTGACATTACCCATCGCTGTTGAAACAATATTTTTAAAGCCATTCCAAATACTTGTAATCGTAGACTTAATACCATTAAGAATAGACGTAATTGAATTCTTTATTCCATTCCAAATGCTTTTAACGACATTAGCTATGGCATTTAAAACACTTGAAATTACGCTCTTAATACCATTCCAAACAGCACGTACAAGACCTGAAATACTTGAAAATAAATTATCTAGGAAGGATGCAATGCTTTGCCATACACTTGTAAAAACTGTTTTGATACCGTTTAAAACCGATGTAAAGAATGACTTAATTCCATTCCAAATCGATGTAATGGTAGTTTTGATTCCATTAAACGTGGATGTGACAATGCTTTTTATAGCATTTAATGTATTAGTGAAGATTCCTTTTATCGCAGTCCAAATTCCCTGTAAAAACGTCTTTGCAGTAGAACCGAATGCCTTTAATGGACCAAGTAATTTACCTATAAAGTAAAGGTTAACAATACCCCAAACTGCTTGTAATGCCCCACCTAAAATTTGTTTAATACCATCCCAAACACCTTGCCAGTCACCTTTAAATAAAGCACTGAACGTTTTAATGATGCCTAAAATAATATTTATGGCACCTTGGATAACGTTTTTTATAGCCTCCCATGTTGAAACGATTAAAGCTTTAACGACAGGCCAAATAAACTGCATAATAGCTCCAATGGCTGACATAACGGTTGTAACTACGGTCCCAATAGCATTCCATATAGTAGATGCTGTTGATTTTATGCTTTCTTGGTTTTCATTCCAGAACGTCGTTATCTGTGTCCACACAGACATTACTAAGTCTTTGATCGCAGTTACTGCAACTGAAATACCTGTTTTAATTGCTGACCAAACAGCTTGAACTTGAGACCTAAATTTTTCATTCGTTTGATATAGGCGTACCAAAATTGCGATAAAACCTACGATAGCTAAAATAACCAAGCCAACTGGGCTAGTCATCATGCCAAATGCTTTAACAATAGGCTTTCCGAAATTTTTAATGGCACCTCCTATTTTCGCCATAGTTCCACTGAAATTAGTGAATAATCCTGTTATGAATGGTAGTGCCTTTCCTATTCCACCTATAATTGCTGGTCCTAGACCTTTAAAAAGTTCCCTAAATGCAATTATATTAGGAACCACCGCAAGTAAAACACCGCCAATGGAAATGAAGCTAGCTAAAAGCACACCGATAACTCGATTACTTTCCATTCCACTATTCATGAACTCTAAGATGTTATTGACGATGTTCATTAGTCCAGCACCAACAGGAGCCATACCAATACCTAAATTCACTAATAGGTTTGTTAGATTGCCAATTAGTTGAAGAACACTAGGTGCTGTCTGTTGAACATAAGCCAAAAATGTTTGGAATCCTTGGTTTTGAGATAAACTCGCCGACCACTCTTTAAATCGAGCCATCATATTAGCTAGACCAGTCATCATGTCGCTCGACGAACCACCAAATGCTGCAAAGAAGTAAATGAGTCCAGCTGTAGCATCACGGAAGATTGCTCGAATTTTTGGCATGTTCGTGTTCACGTAGCCCATGAAAGCTTGGAATTTGGAACTGCCTGAAAGTCCATTTGACCATTCAGCAAAACGTGCTGTCATTTCTTCGAAGCCTTTTGCTGTTGATGCTGTTAATGGAGCAAATGCAGTCAGCATGGAGAATACGCCTTGAAGTAAATTGCCCATTGAACGAGTCACTGTTTTCAACATCAGTGCACCAGTTGTGTTTAAATAATCCAAGAATTTTTGGATTGGTGGCGTACCAATGGCTGTGTTAAGTTGTGCCATTAAGCTAGACACTGCTTGAGCGCTGGATAAAGACAATGGCCTTAACTTTGTAAGTAATGTATTTGTTGCCTGCATTGCACTTGTAAATGCATTTAACACTGGCTTTTCAGTTTCTTTTACAAGTCCCTGATAGGTTGTTTTCATGTTGTCAAAAGAGGCTTTGGCGTTCTTTTGAGCTGCATTTAACTGTGCGTTTTCATCAAATAACTTTTTAATTGTTGGTATTGCGACTGCCGCAAAGGCTCCTGCTGCTACACCAGCACTTGCGAACGCCCCTGCTAAAGCAAAAGTGGAACCAGCTAATGTACCGATCATTGGACCAAGATTAGCAATAGCTACACCTACGTTAGCTAGTAGTGGTGCAATCATCGGTAGAACGGCAATTATTGAACCTTGTAATGTGTGTTGCATGAGCTCGCCAAAGGCACGAATATCTGTTGCAATACGTTGTATTTTTCTTTGGAAGTTTTCTATTCGTGCCTCAATTTTGACGACTACTTTATCTCGTACAAGCGCTGCTATACGAGCTCGAATCTCAGCCATTCGTCTGTTGAATTCGGATATATCTGCACCAATTTCTACACGTACATCATTTGCCGAAGTGCGAATGGCCTCGCGAACTTGCCTCATACGTGCCATAAACTGCGTTATACGAGCTCCTATTTGAGCAGTGAAGTTTCCGTTCATAGCATTCTCCCTTCTATGGCTTCCAGTTTTTCAATGCTGCCATCGCTTTTGCATGCTGACGCTTCTTAACTTCTGGACTTATATCTTTTTGATTCATGGATTTTCTTACTTTATCCGCGTCAAACAAGTCGCTCTTAGGATTAATGCGTGGCTTATTAGTTGCTACGCGATTAAACATTGCTGCATCTGCTAATGTTTGATAATGGTCAATTCGAGCCTCATTGGCGCCCTCTAAGAATGCTCGGAACTCACTAGGACGCCACGAAAGAATTAACTCAGGATCATAGACCTTTAAATATCTTGCTGCGTCTCGGTAGATTTGTCGGATTTCACTAACGCGATCTGTTTGTTCCCTAATAATTCGGCTCTCGCTGATTTCAGCATTTCGATTCCAGCTGCTGATTGTTCTTTTTCTTCCTCGGATGCTACTGATTCGAATAGCTCTAAGTTCTCCCAGAATGTCTTGACAGCTTTGTTGAAAAAACCCGATTCATCAATTTCTCGGAAAGCTTCTTGGAATAATGGTTCTACATCACCATCTTCCTCGATTCGTTTTTCTAACGCTGCTTCAATTTCTGCTTTACTAGGCTGTTTAGATAAATGAGCAAGACCGCACATCCAAAATGCCCGTAATGCGTCTAAATCAAATTGCAGTAAGCCTTGATAGATCTGATTAAATCCACCTGGTCGGTTTCCATGAGCATCTAAATCATTAAATTCTTTATCCGCCTTATTTTTAAAAGCAAAAGTAAACTTCGCTGTAAGAGTGTTTTCACCAATTAGTAATTGAGCCATTTAAAATCATCCTTTTCTGTTTTTTTTCCAATAAAAAAGAGAGCTGATTAGCCCTCTCTCATTCGTTTATAGAGTTACTGTCACTGCTGTTGTCGCTGTAAATCCGCCATCGACTGTTGTTGCTGTAATCGTAGCTGAACCTTCTCCAACGCCTGTTACAACACCTTGTGCATTTACAGTAGCGATTGCTTCATCATTCGATGTAAATGTCACTGATTTATTTGTGGCATTCACCGGCACTACATTAGCGACGATGTTACCAGTGGCACCTTCGGCAACAGTTAGTGTTGTCGGATTCACTGATAACCCTGTTACTGCAACTGAAGTTGGCGTTTCTTCTCCATTGAATTCGCCAGTTTTTTCACCAGGGTTTTCATAATCGTAATCACCGAAGTTCAGTACATCGTCAGGTAGAGGGGGCATTTCACCTTTTTTAGTTGAATTTAATACCTGTAGAGTTGCTGAAATTTCTAAGAAACCATCTGTTGGTGCTGATTTTTCTAGCGACTCTACATAGGTATAGGCAAATATGGAATTGTGCTTGCCATTTTTGTTTAGGTGTTTTTCAATTTCCCATACCTTTAATTGTGTACCCTTTTGAATCGCATCTAATACGGCAGCTTGTCCAGGATCATCAGTGCTCCCATAAAAAGTTACATCTAGTGATTCTGATAACTGTCCAGGTCCAAGAATACGGCCAAATTTCGTTTGTTCATCTGTTAATTCACGCTCATAAGAATGTGTATGTTCGGTTTGATCTCCAATCAAAAAACCCTCTGCGCCTAATGCGTTATCAGAAGGTTGAACCAGTAATAAACTATCTTTACCGTTTAAACGTGCCATTATATCACTCCTAATTAATTTGTACTTTGTAGCGTACTGTTAGCACGCCATGTTTAAGCCCTACTTCTACATCATCAAACACTTGCGCCCCGTTCCTAGTAACATCTAATACTGTAAGACCGTTAATAGAATATCTACGAGTAATTAAAGCCTGTTGGCAAGCACTTAAGATCTCATAAAGAATTCGTTTTCCTGTTGATTCATCATTGTCTTTACGCCATGCATGAATTGTGAAGGTTACTTGTTCCCTATTACTTGTCTTTGTATCAAGTGGATTGCTGTAAGGCTCCCCAATTGTTACGTATGGATAAGGTGCGTTTTCATCAGGCGTATCATAGACCTCTACACCAAGCGTCTGTAAATGTGGGCTTGCTTTTAACTTTTGATAAATCGCTGTCTGTATTTCGTAAAACGGAAGTAGAAAATAATTCATAACCCCAACCTCCGCATTTCTGTTTCAAAGTAATCCCGGCCAGCATCAACAGCAGGACCCCAGAAAGGTTGAGCTCTCATACCTTCAGTAGTTACATAACGCCCTAGCTTTGTGCTGAAATATGTCCATGGTGTTCTACGGCCATTTCCATTTTCAGCGTAAATGCCTGTTCCATGTTCCACGTACACAGCGTAGTGGCTTCCTACAGAAACAACAGCGTTGTATTTACCTAGCATCTTCAATTCAATTGAGTCTCGTAAGCTACCATCATCAACAGGCGCAAGTGCCTTGGCTTGTGTTTGTATTAACCTCGCTGTCTCGTGAACAATATCAGATACTTTATCAAGTAAACCTTCTTCAAACCTTTGTGCAGCCCTCATTAATTGGCGACCTGAGTAAGTAATCCTAGCCATTATCAGTCACCAACTTTAATGCCACACGCATGATTTCATGTTGCCCACCTTGATCTTCAGGACGGCCAGCTAAAGCATAAATTTCACCTTCAAAGCGTAATCGCATATCTGACTTTAAATCAGTGCGATATGGGTAATACATAAAGCGATCTAGAGGATTTTGTACTTGATGTGCCAATAGCCTCTCTTTAGATGTTGGTGTATCAACAAATGCCTCAATGGTATCAACAGGCGACCATTCTGTTTTAAAGCCTCCTGCACCATCGGATACCTTACGTTTCTGAACTACTTCAACCTCATGAGGAAATTCATCGTAATGCATGGAATCTCACCCTCTTATATGGCCTTAGATATGTCCAAATGGCTTTAGGAAACTCGGTGTCGTAACTATACGAGACAGTCCCCATTACACGCCCTTTTAGACCAGTTGTTTGGGTATTAAACTGTATGGCTTTAGCAATGAACAATCTAACCCCCTGCGGCATTTCTAACGGTTCCCATTTACCATTGCAATAGTCTTTTGCTACATCAAATAAAATAGGAGCCATTGCACGGTAAAATCCATCATGCTTAGCTCCTGTAACATTATTCATTTGCTTTAGTTGTTCTATTTCTTCTTGTGTCGGTTCCCACATAAGACCACCTACTTTTCTGCTTCATCATCTGATTCAGACTTCTTAGTAGTAGCACGTTTTAGTTTTGGTGCTTCTACCTCTTCAAATTCATCAGTACGTAAAAGACGGGCACCGTGTTCCTCAGTGACCGCCCATGTAATTTCTGTTTTTAAGTTTTTAACAAACACGTAGAACCCCTCCTTATTGTGGACGTTTAGCTGATAATACTGCTAGCGCTTCTGGACGTGTCACTTTGGCACCGTATAAATGTAAACCTTTCACTGCATCAGCAAAACGTTTCTCCATGCGATAACCTTCTACTTTCGCTGCTTGCTCAGCATAAGTCCAGGCCATATTATGACCTGCGATGATTTTAGAGTTTGCAACTACTCCAGTATCTGCAGCTACAGAAGGAGCATTGTTAGACTTCATTAACAAAAAGCCTGCAGCACGACCGACCACACCATTAATTAAACGATCGTCAGCTGGTAATGCACCTGAGCCAACAAATCGGTCGTCTTTTAATAGTAATCCTTCAAACCAAGGGGGAAGAACAGCAAAACGACCATCTGTTGGAATGTTTGATTCATCAAGTTTAGTTGAAAGGTCTACTAGGTATTCGTAAGCATTTTCCTTTGTCACTTCAATAGGAGCTGCATCTGTACCAATTACATTCGTAGCATGTACATAATGTGAAGCAATAAATTGATCTGCTACATTTGATAATGCATAAGCTGCTTCTCGCATTGCAGCATCCATTAGCTTCGGATTTTGTTGGATTTTATCTAAGTCATCAATTTGGAAATTGAAGAATTTAGACTGATCAATCACTAAATTACGAGTGTTATCAGAAAGCTCTTCTGGATCAGTCATATCCGTGTTACGTGCGTAGTTGCCTACCGACACTGCACCAATGCCGTTAATTTTCACAGTGTCACCATAAGCCTTAATTTCACCCTCGTAATCACGATTAATTACACCTTCTTGACCGAAAACTAAAGTCTTTTGTAAGTTGTGTAATAGTCGAGCTGACCAGACTGTTGGAATAAAGTTTGTTGTTGCCATAATAATGTTTCCTCCTTACCGATAATCGGTTATAGTAATTTGTTTTTAACGATTTCATCCCAGTTGGCATTGATTTCTTCAGTAGTCATTTTCATAACAGCTTCTTTTGTCAATGCTGTAGGATTACCGCCTTTTGGTGGTGGTGGCGTTCCTCCATCTTTGAAGCGTTTATCAACTTCTGCTTGTACAGCCGCATTAAATTCAGCTTCTAAGATGCCTAAATTAGCAGTTGTCTTTTCTGCATCTTCACCTACAAAGAACTCTACTAATTTTGCTGGTAAGCTCTTTTCAGTTGCAGTAGACAACGCTTGATTAACTAACTTTTCACGCGCAGCTTCTTTTTGAGACTGCTCAAATTGTGCTTTTAAGTCGCGTAACTGTTTTGCTTCCTCCGATTCTGGTGGGTAACGCTTGGAAATCTCATCTTCTAATTTCTTTGGAAGAGTTTTAGTTTCGTACGTTTTAATCGCATCAGTTACTCTAGTATCAGCAAATGACTGTAGCCATTTTTTACCCTCGTCATTGTCATTTAGAAATGATTGAACTGATTCAAGTGTCAACGTAGCCCCTTGACCGTTTCCTCCTGATGCTGGCTCCGGTGTAGGTTCAGGCGTTGGATCTGGATTAGGATTTGGTTCACTTGCAAGCATTTGAATATCTAATGGTATTAAAGTTTTAAGGTTGAATGGATTTTGATTCATAATTTCCTCCTTGCCCAATTTAGTTGCCTCATAAAGCCCCTAAACCGTACAAAAGTTTATTTTCTCTCGTTCTTTATAGCGTCTGCGAGAGTAAAGACAAAAATAAAAAGCCGTATGACTACGACTAAAATTACTCCAAATTTCATCTGGACTTACATTATTTAGTTAACTATCATAAAAATGAGGTGATACTTTGTCAGGCATTTTTAAATACACAAAATATATTCTTATGTTTATTTCTGCAATTCAGTTAACAAGGTTTAGTCCAGAATATTTAGAACCAATACTTCTTTATGAGTATCTAGTATTGATAGCGTTTTGTTTTTTTCTTGGCATACTGGAAGATTTTTTAAAGCCAAGTAAAAAAACAAATATTATAGTGCGTGTAGCCATTATCATTTGTTCTCTTGTGTTATTTTTCACATCAGTCTCTCTCAAATCCACTGCTACAATTATTTTTTCGATAATAATGTTTATTGCTATCAGTTTCTCAGTTTATTTAGAGATTAGGCAAAAGGATTAAATCACCTTTTGCTTTTACTCCTCTCCACTGAATTGTTTTCTCCACTCTTCATAACCCATGAACGGAACTGTAACACTAGGTGGTTTCACCAGTTTGTACGCTTTGTTAAAAGCCTGTCTGTAGGACAATCCTAAATCAGACATATAAGCATCAATACGAGCAGCCAATTGCTTCTGGTACGTATCGTCCATGTAATCTCTGCCTCTACGGTACTCTGGTAACTTGCCATTCACAATATAAATCGTATGGCAACGGCACTGTATATCCATGGAAGCAACACCCCATAGCCGAGGTGCTTTTGATTTCCATTTACCGTAATGGAAATAGCCATCTTTATCAGCTTTCTGACCATCTAGCTTTCTATGAGACTTACGAACCCTCGTATCTAGTGATGACATCCAAACCTTGGTTAGCCGTGCTGTTTTACTAGCCTGTTCTTCGATGGCTAAATCAACCTGCGATCTAACTCGGCCACCTTCAGTTCTGGCAACTAGAATAGCCTTTTTTCGTGTCCATCCCATAGCTTGTTCAATTCGTATTGCCATGTCTGTGTAACTTTCACCAGCTTGTAGACTCTGTGCTATCTCAATATTCAAGCGCCTGATAATTTCATCTCTATGAGCCTCAAATATCTTCGGCAACGTTAGAAACTCAACTGGATTGGTTAACGCTACTTGAATCATCTCAGCAGATGGTATTTTAAAGCCCATTTCCTCGCCTGTAGACTGTTGTAAGAGATAAGCCATCAATAAATATCTCTCGATGTAAAGTCGTTCCTCTGACGCTTGTATGAGCTTTATAATCTCTTTGTAGTCAGCGTTTAACTGTTGAGCAATTAACTTCATCTCTTGGTTAAAGCGATTGTACTTATTAACGTCAGTCCAAGTAGCTTGACCGTTCTTACCGAACTTCTTATGCATCTCAAACATTTGAACGAGTATCGTCTTTAATCGTCGCGCAAAAACAACCTCAATGTCCCTCTCGGCTTTAGCTTCTAAATCATCTAAGATACGATTGATTTCCTGTTGATTCATGACTCTTCAACTTCTTTCGGATCTTCGTTATCCTCGTTCAAAGGTTCAAGCTCATTGCCAAACAATTGAGCATCTTTCTGTATCTCTTCAAGTTCATATTCTACGTCATCAACGATTGATAACTTAGAAAGGCGAGTACGCTCAGACACTAACCCTTTTAATGCTTGTGAAGCTTGTGCTTCTGATAGTAAATCAACCGGAATGTTTCGCTTGTACTCATACCAAACTTTCAAGTAATCGTCCTTTGAGCAAATACCTTTTTTTGCCCAAGCACTACATAACACCTTAAATTGATAACGTAGAGCAGTCGTGAACTTTCGCTCCATCGTTTTGCATTTGTTTTCAAGCGCCATAAGCTTATACTTCATAGCCACTCCACTTGCATTACCTGCAAACGATTCATCACTGAAATTCACACTCTTAGCAAGGCGCATGATATTTTCTTCAAGGCGATTCAGGTGGTTCTCAATCATTTGATCATTAACATCTTTAGTTAGATATTTAATGTCGTCATTCTCACCCATCAGTTCAAAGATACCTGTTCGAGCCAGCTTATTTGCCTCTTCTTCATCCATCCCCATACCTTTAAGTACCAGGTATGCCAATCGAAACTGTTCAATCTCGTTTGAAGCATCAGACAGTGTTCTGTCATAAGCATCGATGAGGTTGTACACCTTATCCGCATCCCCCTGCAGCTCCTCGTTATTAGGAACACCAAATAAAGGGCAATAGTCAAATAAGTGCTTCCTTTCATCTTTCAATACAAAAGGTGAATCAATATCGGCGCGAGTATAGAGCCTTTCAGTTGTTGCATCGTAAAACACCAGCTGCTCAATCTCTACTTTCTCACCCTCAGCATCTAGTTCAGCACTTTTGAAATATCTAAAGGAATACTTAGGTTCACTAACGTCTGCTGTTTCTGAAAGAATGATAGTTTCCCATGGATCAATGGTCGTAACCCGTTCATTTCCATCCGTATCAATGTAAAGCAGTCGTGCTGAATAGCCACAAATAGCTGTTTTCTTCCCTGATTCACTATCAAGATCATCAACAGAATTACGCAAATTAAAAAGCTCAATAGCCTCAGATAATTTATCAAGGCCTTGAGCTTGTTTGTCTACTACGTATGAAATTGGATTACCGAACATGTAGCCAACCTTTGTATCTACTATTTCAGCATCTAAAGGATTATTAAGTGTATTGTTCACCTTGTCATCAACACGGACCAAATGATCATTACCTTGAGCATAATCAGTTAGTTTACGTGTTAAAATTGGTACTACAGATAGTTCAGCTTTATACCGGTTGTAGTTTAGTAGTCGTTTGTTTCTTTCAGCCTTTGTCTCATCTACAAGCTTATTAAGTAATAAAGGTGTCACACCTTTCGCATCGATATAAGCAATGTATTCGTTCACTGTACCACCTCCTTATCGGTTCTTTCCTTTTAGAATTGCTTTCTGATAATGCGTATAGATTCCATAACGAATCATATCTAACACGTCATCCCAAAGTTTAATCGGTTCTCCAGTAGTGCCATTCCATGCGTATTGATGGATTTCATCCTTAAACCTTTTCACTTTATCCTCAACAATAAAAAGCCGCCCTATTTTAAACATCTTGGCGACTTCCTCAATTCCTGCTATTACTTTTTTAATTGCATTAATGGCCCTTAATCCCTCACGTCTAAAGCGTTGAACATGCTCTGGTCGAGCTGAATCACAATAGAAGTTGATATTCCCATAACGTTTTTTTATGTCCTTAGCGATGTCTACCCAGTAATCAATTTCTTGGTGCTGTTTGGCATATTCTTCACACAAATAAACATTTCCGTGCTCATCTTCAGCAAATACCCCGATTGCTCCAAAATGCTCGTATCCCCAGTCAACAGCAGCAAAGTATTTAACGATGTTAAGTTTATCGAAAGCTTCACTAGAAATATAGTTTCGATCCTTATTAAAGTCTTTGTATATAATCCCTTCTGCTGATACCCATAAGCCGTGAATATCTCGATCTGTAAACATTCCAGAGGGTGTAGAAGCAATAATAGACTCAACATATTCAGGATCAAGAAAGATGTTATCAAACAAAGTGAAATGAAACACTTTGATGTTCAACCTTCCACTATCGAGTGTTTGACCATCGTTATCGATAATGTCTGTCTTAACTGGATGCGCTGGATTTTCTGGGTTTGTATCCAAGAGAATTTGTGCTCCAGGATATGAACATCGTGAAATAACCTCTTTGACAAACATGTCATGCAATGCGGTGCCCTCATTCAAAAATCCACCTGCTGCAGTGAAACCACGAGCCTTTTTCCATGCATCTGCATTCGTGCCATCAAAGCAGTACACCTTATTACCAAAAACACGGACTGCGTTGGTTTTATCCAACTTTAATTCCTTGCCTAAGATGGCCTCCATATCGTTAAGTACGTTACGACGAATACTTGCTTGTGTAGATCCGCCGATAATAAAAGATAATCCTTGGTTTTCAAACTTAGCAATATGCATTAAAAAAAGCAGTATAAGAACAAATGTCTTACCCGCCCTTTTTGCGCCACTAGCAGCCAATATTTTAGGTTTTTCTTGAATAAAGCAGTCCATGACCTCTTTCTGTTTTGGTGTGAGCTCTGCCATTATTCGTCACCTGCCATCTTACGCAGCATCTTAGCTATTTCACTTTCTTGCGTGGTAGTATCTCCAGATTGAATCTTTTCGATTTCTAGTTTTGTTTTATTGATACCTAACTGCATCTGTTCAAGCTTTAAGCGACGTTCATCATCAGCATCAGCCATTTCTACAAACTGACGAATAGAAGAACGCAACTCCCCAATTGCTCTCGATTGAGCAGTGAGTAGTTGCGCCTGTCGTTCCCATGCGAATTGGAATTCATATTCTTCTTCTGTTACAGCCTTTTCTACGCCTCCACCATCCTCTTTAGATCGTGGGTAGTATTCGTATTTTGCCTTTTTAAGCTCTTTAATCATTTCATCTTTTGATTCAACGTGCATAATACGTTGAGCCCTTATAATTGCAGCATACTGAATCTGTATCTGATCCCAGATTAAATCTGCTGGAGAAAGTTCGTTCATAGCTTCCATGATTTCAAGTGTTTCCTCCGGCAAGAACTTAGCGAAGAAGCCATGTGTTATAGCATTCTGATTTTGCTTAGGTGCACCATGGCCCTTAGCATTGGAATTACCAGTAGGAGCCCCCCGACTTCGTTTAGTAACGTTACCATTGGATTTAGTAACGTTACCTTTCAAATGGTCATCCCATTTATCTTGGTTCTTCCACTTTCGGATTTGTGTATCTGATAATTCTAATTGCTCGGCAATATCCTTCAACAGCATTTGCCCTTTACTTTCAAGCCACATTTGAAACGCTTCATCACGTTTCGGATTTCTTGGTCTAGCCATATCTCATACACCACCACCTCCAACGACATTTGTTTGTTTTGTAATCACCCCATTATGCTAGTTGCTTTGTAAAATAAAAAAGCACTAATCTTGATTAGCACTTAGCACTTCCTAGTTTGAATTCTTCCATTAAATTAATTTTAATTGCTCGTAATTCGTTTCCAACTTCATCAACCTTTTTCATTATATTATCTAAATTTTGATCATTCATTTTATCTACATTATCTTTTTCTTGAGTTATTTCAAGTATTTTCTTTACTCTATTCTCTATTGATTTTGTAGTAAATCCTTTTCTTATTTCTTCTCTTCTATCCATAATTCTATTATAAGTTTTGTTTGAATTATCACTAAAACATTTTTTTAATCCCTCAATATCGACCTGATTAGCAATATCTAAATTGTAAATTGTGTTAATAATTCTATTAATTTCAAGGATTATTTCACTATTTCTATCTAAATTTGTATTTAAAATAGTAGTTTGTTCGCTATATAATTCGTTTAAATCAAGTCCGTTATCATAACTTTGCTCACCGTTACTCTGGTACTGCAATTTTGTAAGTGTTGATAGGTTAATATATTCGATAATTCTGTATGCATTTAACTTATATTTAAATAAGTAATTATTAAGTTCAATAAGTAATCGGGAAGATTCATCTACTTGGTTAATTTCGAATTGCATAATAATTCTTTCTCTTTCCTTTTTATCCTGCAAATCTGCAGCAATTTTAGTAGCTTCTTTGTTTGCTTCAATAATGAAATATGTCGTACCAATCACTCCGAAAGTTCCTATCGCACCACCTAGAACACTTCCCAGAAATCCTTTATCTACTTTTAATCCATCAATTAATATTGTATCTATTATGTACGATGTTCCTGAAATAAGAACGATAAAAAATATAATTCCAATAAATATACTTTTAAATTTATCAGTCATAAAATCTCCTCCTACCCCATCATAAACCAGAAAGCATATACAAAACCTCAATAAGTTTTTGACCTCAAAAGTAAGTACCATTGCCCTAGCAGTCAAGGGGAGGAAACTGCTTGATACTCACTTTTCAGGGCAAAATAAAAACACCCCGAAGGATATTTATTCAAAAGGTCTTATTAAGTGATTTAATAACGGAGAATATTCTTCAACTTCTTCGTAATAATAGTATGTTATTTCGACGTCAAGTTTTTCTTTGTATTTTTTTCCTAATATATCTGTATACTCTAAAAAAATATATCCTCTATAAGTATCTGGTTCAATGGTGTTTTTATAAATTACATTTATCATAATACCAATATCATCTTTAGGTAAGGGACCTAATATTCCATTGCTTTCAACTTCTACCCCTAAATCTCCTACCCAATATACATTCAATATGCCTTTTATATCTTTGTAGCCTTTGTTGATAACTTTGATTTCTGCGCACTTATCCAATCTTTTTTCAAATACACTTTGAACCATAAAATTAGGTTTAACTTGAGCATGTGCGATATCGATGCTTTTTTTATTCGTCTTATAAGCAAAATATATTGCAATCCACGAACTTAAAGCAGCCAATATTGTTCCAATAGCACTAATTGCAGTCCAATTAATACCAGTTTCCTTTATAGTGTCTAAAAAGAATATCATTTTTCCAACCTCCCATTCAATAATAATAGGGGAAGTGATAAATTGGAACAATTTTCTACAAATTCCACTTTCAAAACCACAACAAACTCCGCCCTCTCGGTTACTAGTACATGACAGCGCTCCTTGGTATCTAATGTTCCTGAGATACTTGGTCACCCGTAAACCAGTCCATTTTATTTGTATGGCTGTTTGATGTAGTTTTCAAAGCAAAAGAAAAGCCCTGTGAAGGGCTCTTAATTACGTGCGATTGAAGCGTTAGCCCACATAACAGCAGTTTCAAGATTAGTCATAGCAACTGACTTCTCACGGCTGTTAGGACATTCTTCATCGATAAGGTAAGCAAGCTCTTTCGCCTTTTCGCGAATTGCCTCATACTTTGCTGGTTGTCCCTCTTTTGGTGCATGATACATAAAATTGTTTTCAAGTTGTGGTTTCATTTGTTTTCTCCTTTCGCATGCATAATAAAAAGCCTCCATCCTAAGATGAAAGCTTTGACATTGTGGTAAATTGTCGAGTGCTCTTTTCCGACTCGTGGTAGAGCGACACCACGTTATTTTGTAACGAATTGTGTTCTAGTTTTATAGTGCATTTCCGTGCACTTTGTTGATGTAGTAAGTTTGACTGAAATTATGGAAAGTGGACGAAGTTCACATAGTAACCACTCCTTCAGTTTTATTAGCCATATATATTAATTAAGATACCTAATCTCTTAAAAAATATGGGCCGGCCGTGTATGTCATGCTCCGAACAAGTTTGTTCAGCGCGGGTCGGTCGTCGGTCTGTCTTTCCCTAATATTTAGGTTTTTATAAATACCAGGGGAGGAAAACATTTCCGCACCGTCCTGCCTCCCAGTTTACAATGAATTTTTTATTTCACAAAACATGCTACATGTTTTACATTTGTTCCTTTTGTTACATCTGTTTCATTTGTTCCTTTCGTTCCACAATCGCGCCTGATTGTGGAGCAACATATGCATTTGAGTAGCTCTGCAACACCTTTCAAACATTAATGTTGTTGTATTGTTGATTTTATAGAACATTTATAAACAGTATCTCCAAAAGATCGAATGTCGCTTAGATAATCGTATCCTTCAGATGAACCATAACGGTTGAGCATTCTTACTGCTACTACGTTTTCCTCTGGAATGACGAGCAGAGCTACATTGGTGTAGCCGAGTAATTGATAAGAACCTTTTGGAATTGTATCGCCTACTTGGTTAAAACAATGGTTTGTATCTTTTACAAACCATAAAAATCCGTTCTTCTGAATAGGAAGTGTTGGGTTAGGAGTTTGAATGGATGTAGCCATTCGAATGATTTCTCTAGGAATTATCTGTTTTCCTCCCCATTTCCCTTCTGTTAAATGAATGTAACCCAATAAAGCAAGCTCTTTTGCAGACACATACATATTCATTCCAGAACCATCTACTACATCCGTCTCAGTCCAAAAAGGGTTATCTGCATCTCTAATAGCGTCTGCAATTTTTGAATGAGGCTTACTCATTCTAATCCATTCTGTCGATTGAAAGCCTAGTGGTTCAATAACTTGCGATTTAATAATTTCAGCAACAGACAGTCCCGTTGTTTTTTGGATAATCATTGTCAACAGATCAATACTTGGACCTCTATATGCCCATGATTCACCAGGTTTATATTCACTTACTAGTTTATTAAAATCATTAATTTTTAGCCCATGCGTGTGAGTTAATAAGTGACGAATGGTTACCCCTTCATACGCGGACAGATGTGAATCTTCTACAAACTGTTGAACTGGATCATCAATAGAAAAGTAGCCATTGTATATAGCGTAAGCCGCAGCAAAACCTATATAAGCCTTTCTTACAGAGGCAATGTGGAATTGAGTGTCTACTTGAACATCTCGAGCGTGTTTTGCATTAGACTGTTTACCAAAATACGACTCTGTTACGATTTTGTCGTTACGGATAATAAAAATAGCACCACCACTAGAACCCAACTTTTCAGCACTTTCCATTACATGAGTACGTACATCTTCAAATAAGTTTGTGTAATTATTCTCGTTCTTTAAAATCAATTTTTTCACTCTCCTTAGAAAATAAAAAATGCCCCCAATATGAATGGAGGCACTGTGCAACATTACTGTTTTTAACCATTAAGGACACCAACACAAGTTATCTCACTTATGTCACCTGTATAACTATTGTTATTGTATTTTAATTTTAAAATTTTAGCAATAATCAGTTTTTTATTACAAACATCATTTATACCTTAGTCTATTTATTCAGTTAACCAGCCCAGTTTGTTTAAATTTAATCCTTCACTCTCAATTGCATTACATAAATTATTTACTCCACAAATGGCCCGATTGTTGAATAAATGTTTTAAAAAGAAGCAGCCTTTCGGCTACTTCAACATCTGACTCAAAATATTATTTCTTACTCTAAAAATTGTTGTGCTAGATAACCCCATATGCTTGCCAATTGCCCGCATGCTATCACCATCTAACAGTCTATGAAGTACTTCCACCTCTCTATCTCCTTCTACTAATGGAATACGCTTTTGCACTTCCGCTATCTTTTGCTCGTATTCCTTAATCCGATAATTTAGCGAATATACACGACGTTGTACTTCTGTATACACTGGATCACTTGAACCTCCACTTGCCTTTGGTAGTGTTGCCTCAATGCCATACATAGCTGTTTTAGCCCCAATGTAGCTGTTGTTATCAGCTTTCGCTACTGGCTGTCGTGCTTCCTCAATAGTTTCTACCATCCATCGATAATTCTCAATCCACTGAAGTAAATCCTCTTTTGTAACTTTGATTTGCCCGGTTAACATAGGTTTGCCCTCCTAAGTTGTGATATACTACGTTTACTAGGTTGTCTTAAAAGGGCATAAACAAATTCGAGCTGTAGCGTGTGACGACGCTGCGGCTTTTTTTGTATCTAAAACAAACGGCATTTGGTAAAATTTAAACAAAAAGGTAGGTGTAAATTTGTCTACAAAACAAGCCATCTTAAATGAACAAGTGTATACCGTAAGAGATTTTTTATACCATTACTCAAGCTATAGAATTTTACTAAATAATTTCGATGATTTAAGTAAAAATAAATCAATTGAGTTTTGGGTCCACACTATAAATGCTCATTATTATCAAGCTATTAACTTATGGTGTATGGTTTTTGGTACAGACAAAAATGAAATCCATTGGAAAAAACTCGACCTTCCCCAAAGTTTAAATTCGTTCATCCTATCTGAATTAGATATCTCAGATAATGCCTTCCTAAATTATTGGAAAGAAATACGAGACTGGAGAAACCAATTTTCTGCACATCGATTACCTGATGTAAGATTAACTAGAACTCCAGATTTAAAAATGGCCAGAAATATAGTCTTTGTATATGAAAAATGGTTAAAAGGTTTTGATCTTATAGGATTTTCCTTTGAAGAATACGAAAGAGAATATTGCAAAAATGTCGAACATACTATAAGGGAAATTCTAGAATAATCAGAAGGAACGTTTTATTCGTTCCTTCTCAATCCCGAATTGTATCTACACTACTGCGCAGGCATAAGCGATTTCGCACAATATGCCACACTCGCCCATGACTTCAACTTCAATTCTTCCTCGTTCTGGGTCTAACTCGTCTAAGTAAAACCCTTTAATGCAAATGTCCGTAAGGAGACATTCTACCAATTCAAGAGTTCATCCGTGTCCAGAATCCAAACAAAATGATATAATAGAAATTTCTTAATACTTCAACATGCTCTAGTTAAATCTGTTTTAAAATAATGTACCAATATCAAATAAAGAAAAGGAGGCACCAACAGAACAGGTTTTTACCCGTTTGTTAGTGCCTCCGGTATTTTCCGTAAAAGCATAATTTTCCATTATTATTATTAAACATGATTACATAAATCTTAAAAGTTTATAATATACTCTCTTTGATTTTATCTATAATTGATTTTCCTATTTTTTCAAAGAATTCATTCTCTATTTTTTTACTCCATTCTCCATTTTCTTTATCCAGATGGTAGCTTTCAATAATTTTAGGTAATATTTCTAAATAAAGTCTTAATAATATGTTACTTTCTCTCTCATTTAAGGGTTGGAACATAAAATCACCTGTATATGTATCTATATCGATCTCTAAATTACCCTTTAAGTTTATAGAAAAATCTAGTACATCTTTATAATAATCAACTTGTGCTTTTATATAATTTATTTCATTTTCATTTTCATTTTCAACCTTTGCCTTATTTTCAAATAAGAATGCTAAGGTGCTCAACTGATTCATAATTAGATTTCCTGTACCAATTATTTCAGCAAGCCTATCTTTGCGAGCACCTTTAAAACCAATTATTTTAGTCAATATTAGTTTATAGTTTTTTGAAATTGAGTTTGTTCCTTTGTCATTCATTACTCTATAAATCATCCAAGTAAATAGGTCTTCTTCAAAATCAATTTTTGACTCAGTTATCTGCAAGTTCTTAGTACAATTATTTAATTTTCTTAGAATAGTTTTAGTATTGCTATTGTATGATCTATTAATAATAAATTGCGTTCTATGCCCATCTGAAAATATTAAAACTTTTACTTCTATTTCCTGAATACGATTGGTCTCTATATCATCTGTTTCAGAACCAGATTTAATTTTTTCAAAAATAAACTTCATTACATTATAAATTATCGGAGTATTATTAATCGAAATTTCTAGATTTTCTTCAAATTCTTTACTAATCTCAAATTTAAGAGGTTTATTAGGATTTAATGGATCATACTCAACACTATGCCATAGCTTGTAGTTCAACATATTTTGAATGATACTATCCATATCGTTGATCTCTTGATCATTATTCCATCTTGAATACATCGTTTTCCCCCTAACTTAATTTAATTTTTATAGTTTTGCTATTATGTTTAATAAATGCTTTTTGAATATAATTTAATTTTAGTTCTTGATATACTTCTTCTTCATTTTTTTTCACACTACTTGTTCTAATTAAATCAATAAATATAACCCTCTTAAATTTAATTTTTTCTCGGTTCTTAGTAATTTCATCTATCGAAATCAACAATACATTATTTTCTACTTCCTTAATATAATGTAAATTTTCAGGCTGAACATCTAGCCATTCTGGAAAAACTATTTTCAACTCTTGTTGAAGTTCTCTTCTTTTCCCTTCTATTTCTATATTTAAAAAAGCTCTAACTGGATCATCGGTGTTTAATACAATAGTATCTGATTCATCTCTCATACTAACAATTTTAGTATCTATGAATAATCTATTAGAGTGAAATAAATATAGAATAATTGAAATAAAAATACTTACCAATATTTGCAACAAACTAAAATCTATTAACCAATGAATTCTTGAATATTCTTTAATAGGCCCAAATAAATTTGTAATATTTAAATTAATTGATAATAAGCCAATAACAATTAGAAGTATAACTATATTTCTTATATTTCGGTAAATTTCTTTTTTAGTTTCTTTTTTTAGTTCATTCATAAAAATATGATATGAGCACCGGTTTAATTATTTTACTAAAGAAATTATTAATTTCACTGCGACCATACAATACACCATTAGACATTAGTGTAAATTTATTACCATCACAGTATAAAGTTATAGAATTTATATCTATACAAGAGGTATCATTTGTCCACTCTAATTGTTCTTTTAGTCTTATAAATAAAAGCGGATTCTCACGTATTTCTCTCACTAATTTTTCTACATTATCACTTAGATCTTCATCTGTACTCTCAGACATTTCTACATTCATTAAAATACCTTTTTTTAACAAAACTGATTCAATTATTTGTAGCATTATCTCAGAATTTACTATCAACTGTTTATAACCAGCTTTTCGTGCTTCGTTTATTATTTCATAGTATCTTTGTTCACTAGGTTTATACTTCTTAATTATAAATTCATCATGTTTCTTCCTAAACATCTTTCCATATGTATCCATTATGTGCTCCCTCCTTTCCATTTATAATATATATTACCTATTTAATTTTGTCACTACACATAAAATAAGTTAAAAGAGTTCTTTTTTGGAAAATAAATTTATTCAAAAGTAATGTTATTTATAAAATCCATTTAGTCAACGTCAATTTTCAAATTTAATTTCTGTATTAAATTCTTTTCTACAGGCAGCGCATTTACATTCATATATTTGAATTAAATTATCCCCTTCTTCTATTTCTATAACTGGCTCGTAAAAGCGATATAAGTTTGATTCACTACAATAAGGACACTTTTCAGAAGTTGTTAAACTCCCTCCTTGTTTATTTGGTTCGTCGCTATTCACAGAATAGATAGTTCTAATTTCACCTGCAAATTTATCGTTAAATGGTACTAAATAAGTCATTTTATGTTCTCCTTTCTTTTATACACATTTCCCTATACCACTAAATCCCATACATCTCTTATGAATAAATATATTATTCAAAGTTTCTTTCGATATTCCCACAATCACAAAAAAAGAACATACGTTCTTATTTTATTATACAAACACACATTCTTATCCGCAACATGAAATTCCTTTTCATACTTCGGTGTTGATGAATTTTACTTATCCACAAAATCTTTTTATTTCTTAAGTACCCCAACACGTCTACGCTTGCTTTCGCTCACTTCAAACACTTTGCCATGTTGCCACTGGATAGAGTCTTGTCCATACTCTTTAGGCTCTAAAACCTCTACAATTGCCCCTTGTTGAACGATGTAAACACCATCGCCTAATGCCCCTAAATTAACTGTATTGCCCATATTAGCCCCTCCCTGCTATAATTTCCGTAGTGTAAATTGTTAGAACGTTTAAATGTAAAATACTATTCAACCATCCCCTACACTATCCACCCCATATTCCCCAATAAATTGTTCGCCACACATCCTTCTAATAACACCAATGCTTACAGGAATAAAATCCCAATTCACATGACATTTATTCTATCCTCCCAACATTTCAAGTATTTTTTGTCTTTCTGCCTCAAAATCTATTGTTGTATTAGATTCTGTAACGGAGAGGTGTTCTTTTTCATTACGATTATCGAACCATTCAGGAACTACTTCAGTTCGTCTATTTTGCTTATTGTTTTGTTGAGGTCTAGCTCGTTGTTGAGCTTTTACCTGCTGACTCTTCCAACGCAAATCTTCGGCCTCAACTGCTTCAAGTGTTAAGAGCTTTTTATTACGCCAATCTTTTAAGATAGTTTCAACGTAACCCCAATTAGTTTTTCCGTTCAAAATTGCTTTCTCCATAGCTTTTATAACTAAGGGCTCTGAGAGATCTTTAATCCATGAGTCGATTTTGTACACGATTAGAGAACCTAATGCTCCAAAGTGATTTTGTTCGTAAAAGGCAAATGCATTTTGTGGAGTTGTAGTCGAAGACTTTGAAGCTGCGTATGCAGGCTCCTTATCATCATCATTATTATTATTTAATGTATTAGTATTTAGTGAATCAGTACTTAGTGTATTAGTACTTAGTAGTTGCGGATTTTCCGTGAACGGTTTATCCGTCGACGGTTTTTCCGTTAGTGGTTTTCCCGTATACGGTTCATCCGATGATGGATTATCCGTAAGTGGTAAATCCATGTACGGAACTTCATACACAATGGTAACGTAATCAAACTTCCCACCTTCAACACGTCGTCGTTCTTTTTTTACATATCCAAATTTCTGTAGCTCTCTTAATCCAGCAGTAAACGAGTCCTTGCCATCTTTTGCCCATTGCTGCATTTCCTCGTTATAAAATGTCCAATCATCAGGCTTAGATAGCATGAATACATGTATTGCTTTAGCTTTCCAACTCAATCTTGTATCCTGGATGGAAGTATTGTTAATGATTGTATAATCTTTATTTTTTTCTACTCTTACGATGCTTCTACTTTCCATCGTTGTCCCTCCTATATGCTTTCATCATTCTAATAAATAGCCAACTTTAATTGTTTTAGTAAGTTGTTTAGTCATACGACAATATTCGCATTTTCCACATCGTACTGGCTCTTTTCTAGAGCTTTTAGCTTCAATAATGCTAGGTAACATGGTTTTTACATACTCAAATTCAAAATCGAAGTCAGGTATTTCAAACTCTAATATTTCCTTATCCGGAGGCGTTTCCTTAGTCACCGCAACGAGATAGGGATCATAGTACTGTCCAGTGTTTTGATAGATTATTTCGCGATAAATTGCCATTTGTAGTACATAATCATAAGCCTCCACGAACGAAACATACTTATTGTACTTTTCACTCCAATACCGTTTATAAAGGCTCTGAGTGGTCTTTAAATCACTGAATGATTTACGGTCATGGTGTATAGAGTCAACTTTGATTTTCCAAGGTACTCCAAAAAGCTCACCTGTAAAAATAACTTCTTTTTCACCTTCAAGAGCAAACATTGCAAATCGATCATTTTTTAAAGTTTCTATCATACTTTCTGCTTGCTCAAAGTCAGCGTATTTTCCTCCACGACTTTTAAAAATGCTATTATGATGTTTCTCACAAAACTCGGTAAAAGCTTGGTCACTTTCGAAAGCTGCGTGTGTGTAGGAACCAACAATTAGAGCAGTTGATGAAGGACGAATAAACTCGCCCTTCAATTCTGCAACAAAACTTGCTTCACATTTCATAGCACTTTTAAACTGAGATACTGACATATAATATTGATTAGCTTCATTTGAGTGGTAATTCTGTCTGTTCAATTGGAATGACTGTATCATCTTGCTTCACCTCAGATTTTGGTTGTTCTTGTGATTTTTCAAACTCAGCAACTAAGGAGCTTGGCTTCTGTTTAGCTGTATCTTTGTCAAACCAATCTTCTACCTTTGTCATACCATCACATAGAGAATTGTAGATTTTGCCCAAATCAATATAATCTCTTTCTGTAAATTCACTAGTTTTATAACCAAACTTTTCTTCAACCATTTCTTGTGTGACTTTGAAATATTCTTTTAGCATTTTTAAAGCATTTGCTAGTCGATCTTTTAGTGGCTCAGTGTTATTCCCTTGTAGTGTCAACTCACATTCCTTTAAAGCTCTTTCAACGATGTCACCTGGAATGATGCCAAGAATACATGCTCTTAGTCTACGAGAACCATCATTTGCAACTTTTTCATAAATATCACGTGGATCAGAGAATGTTTTTAACCCATTTTTTGTTTTTATTGAGTGTTTAACTGTAAAAGTTTTTTCTTGTCTTGTATTCGTTTCTAGGTCCCAACAAAATGCCATAGCTGTTGATTCACCATTTCGCTGTTCTAATTCTTTAACACCAAAAGAAATATTCCCCCAATTTTGTGCTAAAACCTCTGCAAGACGAATTGAAGGTCCAGTAACATTTGTACCTGCTCTTGGATACGAATACATTGCTGACTCTGCAAGTGAGAAGCGTTTGCAAGCATCTAGGATTCTTCTCTCAGCTTCGTAATAATTTCTTGGAAAAGACTTTGCCATAAATATTTGTCCTTTCACTTCCTCCATTTCACGAGAGGAACTAACTTGTGTTAGTACCCCTCCCCCTTGCGATGATTGATAGGAAGTAGGGTTGTGAAATTGATCAGTTAAGTTACTCATTGAAATTCCTCCTATAGTGCGCTATAATGACGCTAATAATGTTTGTTTAGACCACTCTGCCAAGTGGTTTATTTTTTTGTATGAGCAAAGCCATAATGCTTTTCCACATACTCAATAACCTTTGAGTCACTCATGTCGTAAGTTGTATCGTCCTTATATCCAGCAGCCAAATAATCACTGATATTGTCGATGTGAATAAATGCATCGCCTATCTCAAAATACACATCACCAGAAGCTATGAAACTACCAAAATCATCGTGCATTTCAAAAGTTACAACAGGCTCATAAGGTGCATATGGATAATCAATACGCCCTATTACCATTGGATTTTCTATTTCCATAAGTGTTCTCATGCTATCGCCTCGTCCTCTCTTTCCCAACAGATAAATACAATACCTTCCTTAATAATTCGGAATTGTTTCCAATGTGCATCGTCATAACCTAACGTGCTCTCAATTTCACAGACACCAAGTTTTTGAATAGCTTCTTTTGTGTGCAATTGAACAAGAACATTAATATGATGTGTGGTACTAGCACAGTATTCTAAATTAAGAACATTCTCAGGAGCTACACCGTATTGCTCCAAAATATTTGGCAATTTAGCAATCTTAGATAATGCATTAACTAATTTCATACATATCAACCCTTTCGTCTATTTGATGGAAAAGCCTGTCGACATACGCAAACTTTGATTCTCAAGTTTTTTCACCGCCTTCAGTGAAATACCACGTTTGGTTAAATCATTTATTAACCCTCCAAAACTTCTGTTGTCCTGCAGTTGGACCTCTAGGCGTCTAATAGTATGTTGTGCCTGTTTTATCCGCCATGCACATTCTGCAGCCAGATGGTATGTTCCTTGTTGCTCATGAAATTTTATAGCAGCTCTTAAATCCTCTATACATGCTTTCTTTGCAGCAATTTCTAGTTCCAGCTTCGTTACAATGTTCATAGAATAAATGCCTCCTACCAATGCTTATTAAGATTTTTATAATAATCAAACAGCCCTTTTTTTCTTAGAGAAGTTACTTTAGTTTGAACAGTATGTTCTGTTCGCCCAATAGCAAATGCTATAGTCCTCGTATGGTCGACCTCATAAAATTTACATATATTCGAGTTCACTTTCTGAAAAAGGTTTTCCATGCGAAAAATGAAACTCTGGGTGATACCGCATACGCCCAAAATTGTCATAGCTAATTGCTGTGTTCTCCATTGTGCTCCCCTCTTTCTAAACCTTGATGAACTAAAGTCCAAAGATCGCGAAGGGGCTTATCACCATTGCCCCACATCCGCAATATTTCAAGCGCTAAAGCCTCATTCTTTTTTGATAACTCAGTTAGCTTTTCAGGTAGAAATGCGCGAATTTTAACTAGCTCCATATTTATAGTGTTTTTCATTGTTCTGACTCCTTTCTTAAATCATCCAAACTCACTTCTAGAGCATCTGCAATTTTACACATTACTCGAAATGTGGGATTAGGATTATCACTGTTTTCTATCATTTGGAGAGTAGATTCATTTACCCCTGATAGTTTAGCAAGTCGATATCTTGATAGATTGCGGTACTCCCTTAACTCTTTCAAACGAATACCCAATATATAGTTCACCTCCCATTTGATTACAACAATATAATGTGATATATTAATGAAATAGAACAAATGTTCTTTTTGAAATAGAAAGGAAGTGAATTACTTATGGCTAATAAGAAACAAACATCTAAAAGTATTGCTAGTAAGGCTAGTAAAATTTTAAAAGACGGTCGATACAGCAAAACTGCTAAATCTGTTGCTGGCTCAGCATTAGCTCAAACTAAGAAGAAATAACCTTGAAAGTTTGAGTTACCTGTAAGGAAATAATCATTTCTCTTTGTAGAAAAACAGTGTAGTTGCTTGCATTTACTCCAATAAATTGACCAGGAGCTACACTGTCTACCTCTTGCGGTATGTTATTAAAAAGCTCCACATCCTCATACTCATCGCCATTTACAAGAATCAAACGCTTGACTTTCACTTATACAAGTCCCCCCTTCTCCTGATTAACGTTTCCACCGTTATTTATTAGCTACAAGTCCAATGCTAGTTCATTGGCTTCCAGCTCAGCACATGTGTTACTAGTTTGGTATAATTCACCTGTAGAAGGCGAGGTGAATATATGTGAAATTAAATTTTGATGCTATTCGAGAACTACTACTTGTAATTGAAGAACAGCCAAGGAACATTAATCTTAACCAAGTTATTTCTGACATAAGACTTAAAGAGTTTGAACCAAATGATCTAGGTTATGCGCTTGAAAAAATGATTGAGTCTCGTTTGTTAATTGGACAAGTAGCAAAATCTAAAGTGGGTATCAACTTCCATATTGATTCCATAAGTCTTGAAGGGCATCGTTTTATTGATACAATCCGTAATGATACTCTATGGAATAAAACCAAAGCAGTTATGACACGAACAGGAGCAACAGCTATCAGCATACTTATGTCTACTGCATCGGATATTTTCAATAAATACATTTCAGATATCATCTAACCCAGCAACGTCAGCATAAAAAGTTAAAGTCACTGTAGAAAATTTAGAAACACCGGAATTCAGTGTGACATCTAATAGCCTGTGAATAAGAACTCCGTCTATTTGAATACCTTTGCCAATAGATACTTTATTGAGTTTTGAATCGAAATCATAAATAGCTTTACCTACCTCACTCGTTGCACCAACAACCTGTGAGGATTTTTTATTTTCTTCCACCATCTCATCCCCTTTTAAATCATGTTTATTTGTAATTTATGGGCTAGATTGTACAAGATAATTCATTATCCAGTACACATTTCGTGTACTCCATTTCAAAAAAAAGGACTACAGGACTTTCTTCTAAAATTTCAGCTATTATCTGCATCTCATCTTTTTTAAATTCACGAATGCCATTAATTTTGTTTCCTAATGCTGAAGGAGTTAAAATTACCCCTTTTTCCCTCATAAGATGAGCTAACTCTTTTATTGTTAATCCGTTAGCGGCAAGTGCACCCCTTAACTTTGGAAATGTAACATCTTTTTTCATTTCCTCACCTCCTTGTCAAAAATTATAGTACACAATTTGTATACAGTCAATAAAATACACAATATTAATTTACAAAACGTGTACTATACTGTATATTATGTGGTGTAAGGAGGTGATTCAATTGGTTGACATATCAACAATATTAAAAGAAATAGTAGCAAAAAGTGGGATGGAACAAGAAAAATTTGGAGAAACCATAGGATTGAAAAAAGCTGCCTTTAACAACTATGTGCAAGGTCGCAGAGAGTTACCTAAATCCGTCATAACAAAAATGATGGAAGTTCATAATATTAATCCAGCTGTGTTTTTTGACAAGGATGCTCCTTTGTACATTAGAGACATTAATGATTCACGTAAAATTAATTCATCAAATAACCTAATCTCTGTACAATCGACATCGGAATATACTTATTTCCCTGTGCACGCTTCTGCCGGTCCCCCAATACGAATTGACAGTTTAACCGATGCGGAAACTATCACAATTCCAGACGCAGTTTTAGGTAGACATGCTGGAGATGAAGAACTATTTTTTATGCGTGTAAACGGAGATTCGATGAATAAAGTAATACCTCACCAATCTCTTATTGGTGTGAAACCTATTCAAATTAATGAACTAAAAAATGAAGATATCATTGTGTATAGTGATGGATATAACTACTCAGTCAAAAGGTTTTATCGAGATGGAGATCGGTTAATTTTTAGACCTGAGTCACATGATGCTAGCTTTACTGATTACACCGTTAGCGAACCATACGAGGACTTGAGATTACATGGCAAAGTTGTTATTTATATTGTTAACTTAGATTAATACTTAACGTTAAGCATTAAAACAGGAAAAGAGCAGACTCATTTGTCTAGCTCTTTTCTTATAAACTTCGAAAGGAGATTAAACTGAAATGACCGTAAAAGAAACTGCAGCCAAAAATATTTTACGTGTAGCTATATACGTTCGTGTATCTACCCGCAATCAAGAAGACAAATATAGTTTAGCTGCCCAAGAACATGATTTAGTAGAATATGCGAATAAACAAAACTGGCATATCGTTGAAGTTTTTAAAGATGTAGAAAGTGGCGCAAAGTTCGATAAAAAAGGATTAACAGCTTTAATGGATTGTGTAGATGATGGCCTAGTAGATATTGTACTAGTAGCTGATCAAGACAGGTTATCACGCTTAGATACATTGAATTGGGAAGAATTAAAATTAGTGTTGCGTGAAAATAATGTAAAAATTGCAGAACCAGGCTTAGTTATAGACTTAGACAATGAAGATGATGAATTTCGTTCTGATTTATACAACATCATTGCGAGACGAGAGCGTCGTTTATTTCGTAGGAGATCCCAACGAGGATTACGCCAATATGTACGCGAGGGCGGAATATACGGACGTGTGCCATTTGAATATATTTATAACAAGGAAACAAAAGAAGTATCCATTAATGAGGAATTTTCTTGGGTTATATCATTCATCGATGAATTATTTTTACAAGGATATGGCCCCTCAAGTATTGCTAGACGCTTGAATAAAATATCACGAACACCAAACGGTGCTAAATGGCATGCCAACACAGTGTACCAAAGATTATTAAATCCAGCTTACTGTGGTGAGTACAGCGTAACATTTATGAATGGTGAAACGATTGCCATTAAGAAGAAATATCCCTTATTGCGAACTGTAGAAACTTTTGAGCGTATACAACACATCATTGAAACAAATGCTAAGCCATTCTCTACAACCCGAAAACATCATCATCCACTAGCTAAGCTGCATATTTCATGCGCTGAATGTGGTCGAAAAATATCTTTACAGCAAGGCGATAAATCACAGTATGGTGGATATAGATGGTATTTAGCACATAATCATGGATTAGCTGAGCCTTGCCCCTACGATCCGAAATATAACGCTGTTCGCATTACTAGACCCCTTGTATTGGCAGTTAAAAATATTTTGCTGAGCGAAGAAACTGCGAAAAGATATCTGGATCTTGAATTCAAAGACGAATCTCAAATTACCCAACTGGAGCAACAAGCATCCAATCTACAAAAGATGATGAGCGATAATAATGGGAAAATTGATAAGTTGCTAGATTTGTATTTAGATAGCAAGCTAACAAAAGAAAAATATGAGGAAAAAACAAAGTCAATCGAAACAGAGAATGCTGATTTAAAAGCAAGCTTTGAAGAATTAAACATGAAAATAAATTTGATGAAGGATGAGAAATATAGCTATGATGCGTTGCTTGATAATTTAGCAGTTGTAGAAGAGCATTTATCTACTATCTATCGCATTGACACAGAATACAGCGAGAAAGATAAAGAGGATTTAATATCAGCACTGTTTGAATATGCACTACTCTCACCAGCTGATAACACCATCACGTTTAAATTTACTACAATCAATGATTTCCCTATTGATTTAAAGATTAATATTGATGAAACAAATCTGGAATATGAAGAACGGTTATTACAACAACAAAGAGAACGTTACGAAGCTACACAAGCTATTTTGGATGCACAGCCTTCTCCAATATCATTTATGGAGTTAAAACGACTGTCTGGACTGAATGCACAAACTTTGCGACTAGATGAAGAACGCTTCGGACCCTATTCAAATTTAAAACTAGGTAAAGGCAGCCCTGAACGAAAAACAGAAATTATTGAAGGTATTAAAAGGTTAATTACTGTCAATCCAAACATGACTAGTATAGAGATTGCTAAAGAATTGGGTAGTTCACAAGGCACCATACTAAAATATATAAGAGAAAATAACTTGCGTGAAGGTAGACAGCACAAGGGTTGA